ACAACTCTTACTTAGAGCAAGTATCGAAGAATTCTCAAACAACTGTAGATTCATCTTTACCTGCAACTACAAGAACAAAATCATTGAGCCCCTCCATTCGAGATGCTCCGTCATCGAGTTCTCAATCACAGGAAAACAAAAACCAGCAATCGCTGGACAATTCTTCAAACGACTTGTATCCATCTTGGACACAGAACGGGTTGAAGCTGATAAGAAAGTCCTCGCAGAACTCATCAACAAACACTTCCCCGATTGGAGAAGAGTCCTCAACGAATGTCAACGATATTCCGTTGGAGGAAAAATAGATTCTGCAATTCTTGCAACCTTTGGTGATGTAAGAACTGAGGATTTAGTAAAAAATTTAAAGGTTAAGAATTTTACGGAAGTCCGTAAATGGGTAGTCCAGAATCTGGATAATGATCCTGCTCTTATCCTTAGGAGAATCTACGATTGTATGTACGGTTCTCTAGTACCAAGCAGCATACCTGCAGCCGTGCTGATTATTGCAAAGTATCAATATCAGATAGCGTTTGTTGCTGATCAAGAGATCAACCTTCTAGCGGCTTTAACCGAACTAATGTGTGAATGCGAATTTAAATGACTGAAGCAAGAAACCGAAATGACATGAACGTAAAGATCGTTCGTTTAAGTACATCTGAAGATGTTATAGCAGATGTTGTAGATGAGAATGATTCTACTGTAACCTTCCGTGGTGCAATCGTTGCTGTCCCAACTAAGGATGGTAATATTGGATTTGCCTCATGGTGTCCTCTTCTCAGTAGTCCTGTAGAGGATATTACTGTTAAACAGGAACATGTAATTTATGTTGCTGATCCTGCAGAACAAGTAGTGGATCATTACAAGAATCAATTTAGTAAGATTGTCCAACCAGATAGTGTACAAGACGGTATTATTGTTCCCTAATGATTGACATTAACCTTTGTGATTTGAATAGTTTTTTTGGATGTGTTGATGCAACTAATACTCCAGAATTAAAAACTAATGCCTTCCGTCCTCTTAGGACTTATCTACAAGAGAAATCCTTTGAGAAGCATTCTGGTGGTCAACTAACATATGTTGGAGATCATGAGGACGGTAAGGATTTTTTTGACACCAATGGTGTTCCTTATGAGATGAAAGGTAGTCTTGGACTTTTTAATAAAAATGGTTCTTGTAAGAGAGTGGTTCTTATTAATAAAAGACCAGGTCAAAAAAAGAACAACGAATTAAAAAGAGAAGATCTTAAAAAGACATTTGAGTATATGCTTCTGGTAGATACTAAGAAGATGTCTATAGGTGTTACTACATGGGATATTGTATATTCCAGAGCGGAGTGTGACGGTGCAGGTGCAACGTTTAAACTTCTGGAAGGAGATTATACAATGCTTGCTGAAGGAATTAAACCTAGTGAGAAGGAGATAACTGCTAGAGAACTTTTAAATTCTCTAGAGACTATCCTCTAAATAATCATAGAAGAAGTTTTATTATGCCCGTACATCAACATACAAAACCTGAAGTTTTTCAACTTAAAAACAAGGTAAGTTTATTAAAGACACCCCTCAGATATCCTGGTGGGAAGTCTCGTGCTTGTGATAAGATGAATAACTTTTTACCTAACTTATCTCTTGGTAGTAGATATAAACAGTATCGTGAACCATTTTTAGGTGGTGGATCATTTGCTCTTCATGTTACAAAGAAGTATCCACACTTGGAGATTTGGGTTAATGATTTATATGAACCTCTAGCAAACTTCTGGCAACAGTTGAGAGCAGATGGTGTAGAGATGAGAAAGAGATTAGTTAAACTTAAGAATGCTAATAAGACTCAGGAAAAGGCAAAAGAATTATTTTTAAAAGCAAAGGAGGATTTGTATGACAAAGAAGCTACCCCCTTGGACAGGGCAGTTAATTTTTATATTATCAAT